ATGCAATTTAATATCCCTACGTTGCTTACACTGTTCCGTGTCATCCTTATCCCATTCTTTGTATTGGTCTTTTATCTGCCTGTCACCTGGTCGCCGTTTGCCGCCGCGCTCATTTTCTGCGTCGCGGCGGTGACTGACTGGTTCGATGGTTTTCTGGCACGCCGCTGGAACCAGAGTACCCGGTTTGGTGCTTTCCTTGACCCTGTCGCAGATAAAGTTCTCGTGGCTATCGCCATGGTGCTGGTAACCGAGCATTATCACAGCTGGTGGGTGACCTTACCGGCGGCAACGATGATCGCCCGTGAAATTATTATTTCTGCGCTACGCGAATGGATGGCGGAGTTGGGTAAACGCAGTAGCGTGGCTGTCTCCTGGATTGGGAAAGTGAAAACCACTGCCCAGATGGTGGCGTTGGCATGGCTGCTGTGGCGTCCGAACATTTGGGTTGAGTACGCCGGTATTGCACTTTTCTTTGTGGCTGCGGTACTGACTCTGTGGTCAATGTTGCAATATTTGAGCGCTGCGCGTGCAGATTTGCTTGATCAGTGATCGTTTCGGCGCAATTTTCAGCAAACGATCAAAAGTGGTGAAAAATATCGTTGACTCATCGCGCCAGGTAAGTAGAATGCAACGCATCGAACGGCGGCACTGATTGCCAGGCGATAATAAAATCAAGTGATTAACTGATTGCTTGATGAATGCGGGAATAGCTCAGTTGGTAGAGCACGACCTTGCCAAGGTCGGGGTCGCGAGTTCGAGTCTCGTTTCCCGCTCCAGTTTAAAAGACATCGGCCTCAAGCGGATGTCTGGCTGAAAGGCCTGAAGAATTTGGCGCGTTAACAAAGCGGTTATGTAGCGGATTGCAAATCCGTCTAGTCCGGTTCGACTCCGGAACGCGCCTCCACTTTCTTCCCGAGCCCGGATGGTGGAATCGGTAGACACAAGGGATTTAAAATCCCTCGGCGTTCGCGCTGTGCGGGTTCAAGTCCCGCTCCGGGTACCATGGGAAAGATAAGAATAAAATCAAAGCAATAAGCAGTGTCGTGAAACCACCTTCGGGTGGTTTTTTTGTATTTGTATTTTGTGCAATGGCGGTTGAGTGGCGATGGTGTGGCGATATGCAGAAACAATGGTAGTGCACGTGCTGTTTAAACTCTAAGGATGAAGCAGAATTCTTCTGCAGCTCCTCCGTATTTCGCATAGTGAACCAGGACCTCTGTTAAACAAAAATTTTTCTGGGATTTTTCCACTCGACTTCATTTTTCCTCCTGCAATCCACCAACAGGTACTTGCGCTAATCTATCTTTTTAATCTGACAACATCTTGGGAAAAGGCAAATTCGTCAGATTTACTGTTTTTCTGCTGCCTCGAATGCCGATGTCTGAAGCACTGATAAGAGTTCTATCTCTTTGATATAGATCTTTTTTTTGATGAATTGCACGACATATTATCGTTATGACACCTTCTTGTTAAAGGTATTGTACTCCTCATCTCGATTTTATGATGTGGGCTATGATTGGTTAGTAATAGAGTGTATCGGTATGCGATGTGGTTTATTAATGGCAATCTGCCTTTGTTTAGTATCTTTTAGCGGATATGCAGCAACAGGAAAGTCTGATGCTCAGATCAAAAAAGAAATAATTAAAGAATCCATTGAATCTTATCCAGGCAATTGTGCGTGTCCTTATAATCATGCAAGGAATGGTAGTAGATGTGGTGGACGCAGTGCATATAGCCGTAATGGAGGGTATGACGTGGTATGTTATGAGGGTGATGTTACCGATGAAATGATCCGGCAATGGAAGCAGGAGAATGCTGAGTAATCTCTTTTAACAGGTTTGTTGTGCGAGCATTATGTGCCGTTAACGGTACACTAGCTAGTGATAGTTCCAAAAAGAAAACCCGCAGTTCTTACGCTGCGGGTTTGTTGTTCATGTCTGTGAGATAGGGTGCCACTTCAGCCAACCTTAGCAACCGATTGACGGGGGATTGCTCCCCCGTCGCGGTTTCCTTACTGCTTACACTGTAAGAACGCCGCAAACTCCGCTCCCCAGAAGCTCATCCGTATTTCACACAGCGAACCGTGTAGCATCCAGATGATGAGGATTACCGTCACGCAGAACGTGATGGCCGTAAGCGATTTTTGCGACATAGCGCTTGCTCCTTTGTTGGAGAGGCGCTAACCTATCACTTGCTTAAGGTAGATATGTTAGGGCCTCGGTTAAACAGAAATGTTTTCCGGGGCCTTTCCACATCTGGCCTTCGGGTATTCCCTCCGACCATCAGCCGAAAGGCACCCGCGCGTAATCTATCGCTTTTTTGTTACTCCGGCAATTCTGCCTGTTAATTCTGAGGTAAAGGCAAACTCATCTGATTGTTTCCCCTGTGTGAAGCTGGCAGCTCATGCCACGGGATACCTTCTGAAGAGTGAACGCCGGAGGTGTGTTTTGATGTGAATTTATGGAAAGCTTCCAGTGTTGAGAAGCATACGCCGCATTCCAGGTTGTTACACTGGTAATACTTTTGCCGCACGGTGTTTGAATCATTTTCCGGACGACTGGTGCGGATACGGGCAGATGCGCCACAAAGCGGACAACGGAACATAGCGACCTCCCTTAACGTGGTGCTGCTGCTATTCTAAGTTGCTCACTCTGTTTCTGCTATCCATTCCGAGATTTTTGCCTCAAGCTCAAGCTGCGTGGTAAAGCCGCTGTTATCGATGGTGTGCTCGGCTTTTGCAATAATCCAGTCCTGATTATCAATCTCGCTTTTAAATCCTGTTACCGTGCCATGCATTTCGGGGTAGAGTTCTGCACGACCACATGCCAGCGTGATGGAGAATGATGCGGCTCCGCGTTGTAGCTGCTGCCACTTTGCCGCCGCTGCGCGTCTTGCTGCCTGCTCGTTCTGATAAGTCTTGCGTAACACAAACACATTGCCTTCCGCGCCTTCCATATAATCACCTTCACGGCTGCTGCTTTTCTCCTTTTTGGGTTTTGGCGGTTTGCGGTGTTTCACGCTGACTTTTTTCTTTTTCCCGTAATTAAGATCAAGCCAGTAAGCGCGTACCCCCGTATACGCTTCGCGGTCAGCAATGCGGAACTGATGGCGATCGCCACTGCTGCGCGTGATGGCGAACGATGGCAACGGCTGGCCCTGTGCGTTCACGCCACCGCCTGGCATAATGAATAACAGATTACCGCTTTTTACCGTGGTGATTGCGCCCAGCATTTCCGCCATGCGCGTAAGGAAGGACATGTCGCTTTCTTCGGTCTGGTCGGCGTGGTCGATTTCGATATCCATCAGCATTTCGCTGATTTGCGGTTTCAGACCATACCGATGAGCGATGGCGGATACCACACGCTCAACGGTCACATCATGCCAGGACACCTCACGTTTAACGTTAAATTCATCCCGAAAATCTGCGCTTCTGGCTGAAACAGTCAGCCTGTCCGGCGGTCCTTCGTGAGCGATTTCATCAACAATGTAAGTGCCTTTTTCTGTCAGCGGTTCCCCTTTCCAGCCAATGAGAACCGTCAGACGCGCGCCCCGTGGCGGTAGCTGCAACTGGCCATCGGCATCATCCAGCGTGATGGTGAGCTGGTCCGCCTCAAATCCCCGGTTGTCGGTCAGTGACAGGCTCATCAGGCGTTCTGCCACGCCGGACAGCGTTTTACCCTCGGCGAGAATATCAAAATCCGGCATTTTCACGGGGTCTGTGCCCTGACTGAGCAATTGCATGGTGGTGTCGGTCATCTGTTCCCTCCCTGTGCGGCATGGTCGCATGTGCGTGCGGAGGGGGTTACTGCTTTTTGTTGTCGCCGTGGCGGGAGAATAGCGCAGGGGTGAGATTACGCGCGTGGTGGGTGATGATTGTTGCTGAATCATTTAACGGATACAAGGGGCTGAAGCTATGAGTGAAACTCGTTTTCATGGTGCCCGTGTTACGGAAAATACCGACCTGGTAACAGCGATTAACGATGTTGATTCCAGCGTTATCGGTATCGTGGCAACGGCGGATGATGCGGACGCGAAGCTGTTCCCGCTGAACAAGCCCACATTGCTGACCCGCGTCAATGACGTGCTGGGAAAATGCGGAACAACGGGGACGCTTTATCGTGCGCTTAAGGCCATCGCAGACCAGGTGAGCACAAAGGTGATCGTCGTTCGCGTGGCTGAACACAAAGAAGAAGACGGAAAGACGCAGGATCAACTGGTTATCGGTGGTTCTGAGGATGACGGCAGCTATACGGGGATGTATGCGCTGCTTGTTGCAGAGCAGGATGAAAGCATCGGATACCGTCCGCGTATTCTGGCCGCGCCGGAGCTGGACACGGAGGCTGTAACAAAATCCCTGTGCGTGATTGCAGGTAAACTGCGCGCGTTTGTGTATGCCTCATGTCACGGCTGTAACACGATGGCTGAGGCGATTACCTATCGCCAGAAATTCAACGAACGTGAGGTGATGCTCTTATGGCCGGACTTCATCGCCTACAACCCGAAAAGTGGCAAAAACGAAACGTTCCCCGCGCCTGCCTATGCGTGCGGCCTTCGTGCGTACATTGACCATGAGCAGGGGTGGCACAAATCACTGTCCAACGTTCCGGTTAAAAATGTGCTGGGGATGTCGAGGCATGTGTTCTGGTCGTTGCAGGCCGAAGACAGCGATGCCAACAGCCTCAACAACAAAGAAATCACGACCATTATTCGTCGCAACGGGTTCCGCTTCTGGGGCAACCGCACACCGGAAACGAACGCCTACATCTTTGAGGTGTATACCCGAACCGCACAGGTGCTGGCTGATTCAATTGCGGAAGCGCAGTTTGAAACCATCGACAGTCCACTGACGCCTGCGAACGTGAAGGATGTTATCAGTGCCATCAGGGCAAAACTGGATTCGCTGGTTACTGCCGGGAAACTGATTGGCGCGGAGTGCTGGTATGACGTGGTGGATAACGGCACCACGGATTTACGTCAGGGGCGTGTGCGTATTCGCTACAAATATACGCCCGTTCCGCCACTGGAAGACATGGAGCTTTACCAGACGTTTACTGATGAATTCTTTGGTCCCGCATTTGCGGTGCTGGGAGGTGCCTGATGGCTGTACCAAAACATCTTCGCTTTTTTACGTTGTTTGTGGATGGTGAAAACGAAGTGGGTAAAGTGACATCCGTCACGCCGCCCAAACTGACGCGCAAAACCGACAGCTATCGTGGTGGTGGCATGATGGGGGCGGTAAGTATTGATCTCGGTCTGGACGACTCCGCGCTTGATGCGAGTTTTGTCATGGGGGGAGCTGTTCGTGCGCTGTTCCTTAAATATGGCGGCACGATTGACGGCACGCTGCTGCGTTTTGCGGGTGAATACTACACCGATGCAGAAAGCGATCTGTATGAAATCGAGATGCGTGGGCGTGTGACGGAAATTGATATGGGGGAAGCCAAACAGGGCGAAGCCACATCACACACTTACGCTGTCAAAAACACCTACTACAAGCTGAGCGTTAACGATCGCCCGCTGTGGGAAATCGACCTGTTGAACCACATCTACCGGAAGGACGGCAAGGACATTGTGCCTGACCGTATCCGTTCCGCGCTTGGGCTTGGCTGATAAGTAATATGCAGGCGGCGCAGTGCGTCGCCTCTGACTGAAAAGGAGACAACTGATGAAAGACATCGATACTGAAACCCGGAATAACACCGTGGCGGATGATGTGACGGCAGGTGAGGATATGGCTGTCGAACGTGGCGTAAAACTGACCCGACCAATTGAGCGTGGTGGCGAAAAAATCACGTATGTGGAGATCACCGGGGCTATTGAGCAGGCTGGATCCCTGCGTGGTCTGTCGCTGTCTGATGTGCTGAATCTGAAAGCGGATACCATGTTTACGCTGTTGCCTCGCGTGACCTCGCCACGACTGGATGAAGTGATGATTAAAAAAATGTCGTCACGCGATTTTATTCAGTTGTGCGCAGTGGCTGTAAATTTTATGAGCGAGCCAGACTCTGGCGCGAAGAGCGTGCAGGAGACGGCAGCGTAATCACCCTGGTGTGCTTTGAGCACATCGAAGATCTGGTGGCGGATATTGCCGCCATTTTTAACTGGTCGCCCGCCGAAATCTTCATGATGACGCCCGGCGAAGTGGTTAGCTGGCGCGAGCGGGCGGCACTTCGCAGCGGGAATGCAGATAATGAAGACTCTTGATATCCGGGTCGCTTTCAGCGCCGTTGACAGGCTGACCCGGCCTGCCGAAAACGCCCGCCGCCTGATGGGGCAGTTTGGTGACTCCATCCAGCGAACGCAGGGGGCGATCAAAAATCTCGAGCGTCAGGCGCGTTCATTTGAGCGCGCCCGCGACGCTGTCAGTAAAGCGGATGCGGGTATCGTGAAAGCACGACGCCAGCTTAACGCCCTTAATCAGTTACAACGCACGGGTACAGTGCTCAGCGAAAAACAACAAAAGCTGATGCAGCAGTTAAGCACCCGGCTTGAACGCCTGAATGAATCGCGCACACGGGAAATTCAGAAAATGCGGGAACTTGGCGGAGAACTGAAACGCCACGGCATTTCCCTGACAGGCAGCGATAACACCATCCAGCAGGCCATCAGACGCACCGAACAGTACAACAACCAGCTTGAACGCGAACGGCAGGCGCTTGCGCGTGTAACGCGGGCGCGTGAGCGGTATTCGCGCGCGCAGGAAACCGCGGGAAAACTGAAAACAGGTGGTGCGCTGGCAATTGGTGCGGCAGCGGCGGGCGGCTATGCTGCCGGGCGTTTTTTGCAGCCTGCGATCGGGTTCGGGAAAGAGATGTCCCGCGTTCAGGCGCTGACGCGAATCGACCAGAACAGCCCACAGTTTAAGGCGCTGCGTGAGCAGGCGTTAAAACTTGGCTCTGAAACGCAGTTCACCGCAGGCGATGCCGCCAGTGGCCAGGCATTTCTTGCAATGGCTGGCTTCACACCACAGGCCATTCAGGCTGCGCTTCCCGGTGTGCTGAGCATGGCAACGGCTGGCGGTATGGATCTCGGCGAGACGGCGGATATTGGCTCAAACATCCTGACGCAGTTCGGCCTTTCTGCCGACCAGATGGACCGGGTCGGTGACACGCTCACCGCAGCGTTTACCCGTACCAACACTGACCTTCGCGCACTGGGCGAAACCATGAAATATGCAGGTCCGGTGGCGGGCAAGCTGGGAATATCGCTGGAGCAGGCCGCAGCGATGGCGGGCGTGCTGGCGAATATGGGTATCAGGGGAAGTGATGCCGGGACGGCAATGCGTGCCAGCCTGGCTCGTCTGGCATCACCGCCAAAGGCGGCAGCAGAGGCGCTGAAAGAGCTTGGTGTGGCAGTCTCTGACGCGAACGGCAAAATGCGCCCGATGGAGGATGTGCTGGCCGACCTTTATAAAGCCACCCGCAAATACGGGGAAGTTGACCGGGTATCGTTCTTTAAGGACATTGCCGGAGAAGAGGCTTTCACATCGTTTATGGCGCTCGTTGATGCAGCGGGTGACGGTTCCTTACCCAAACTGAGAAAAGAACTTGAAGGCGCGCGCGGTGAGGCTGAACGCACAGCAAAGGTTATGGCCAACAACCTTGACGGCGATCTGAAATCACTCGGCAGTGCATGGGAAGGGTTGCGCATCCGCATTGCAGATCTGATTGACGGTCCGCTGCGTTCTGTCACGCAGTGGCTCACGCGGGTGGTATCAAGGGTGACGGCGCTGGCGCAGGCCCATCCGGCACTGACGCGCCAGCTACTGATAGCAGGCGGTGCGTTGCTGGCAATGACTGCAACGGTTGGCTCGTTGTCGCTGGCTATTGGTGTGCTTGCTGGTCCGCTGGCAAAACTGCGTCTTGGTTTTTCTCTCCTGACCGGATCAATGAATGCTGTCAGGGTCCTGCCAGCACTATGGGGAATGGTGACGGGTTCCGTTTCTTTACTGGGAGGCGCTATCGGGGCGCTGTTCAGTCCGGTTGGTCTTATCGTGGCTGCGCTTGCCGGAGCTGCCGTCCTTATCTGGAAATACTGGGATCCCATCAGGGCATTTTTTGCCGGGGTGTTCAGCGGGATTATGGAAAGGCTGACCCCGTTGCGCGAAACCTTTGAACGGTTTGGTCCTGTTTTTGACGCAATCGGAAGCGGGATCAGCCAGGTGTTTAACTGGTTTAAATCGCTGCTGTCACCGATGGAGTCCAGCAAGGAAACGCTGGATAAATGTACCAGTGCTGGCGAGATATTCGGTAACGTTCTTGGCGGTGCGTTACAGCTTGTTCTGACACCTGCAAAAATGCTACTGGATACGCTGGCGTGGATACTTGAAAAACTTGGCGTCCTTCCGGATGAAGCGGAAAAGGCGCGCAAGAAAATCGAAGACGCACAGCGTGCGGCTATTCTTCAGGACAAGGTTGCCTTGCTTCAGGGGGACCTTGCGAAAATCAATCCGCCGAAGCCTGTGGAAAATGGCAATGGCACCGGAGGTGATAAACCCAAAGACAACAAACCGCTCACAGACAGCAATACCGGGACGCTACGCAGACTCAGCAAAATTGCTGATAACACAGGTAAGCTGGTTGATGAGACGAAAAAACGCATTGGCCCCGGCGATATTGTCTTTAAGAACCTGCCCCGCGCACTTGCTGTTCGTGGGGAGTGGCAGGAGCGGAAGATTGCACAGGTCAGTAAGCCTGCCCCCGCAATTAATATCACCCCCGTGGTCCCGGCTCCGCTGCCTCCGGCGCTGGTCCCTGTTGTTGCGGCCAGCTCCCGCCCGGTGGCGGAGGCCATACGATCTCCAGTGGCATCAGTTCCTGTAACTTCCCGTAACCGGGAGCCTGTTGCCTCCGGATTTGGTGGTGAAATTCATGTTCATCTGCATAACGTTGTTACGCAGAATCCCCGCGAACTGGCGAAACTGGTCGGTGAAATGGTCAGGGCAGAAATGGAACGGCGCGCCCGTGCCGGGCGTGGCAGTTTTTACGATAAAGATTGAGGAGTCATGGCCATGATGATGATCTATGGCATGTTTGTTTTTGAGCTGCGCACGCTGCCGCATCAGCAGTTACAGCAAAACAAAAGCTGGCGGCATGTGAAAAATGAACGCGTTAACCGTTCAGCAAGCTGGCAGTATATCGGTGCAGGTGATGATCGCATCGTTCTTTCTGGTGTGCTTTATCCTGAAATTACAGGTGGCGAAGTGTCGCTGTCTCTGCTGACCACGCAGGCGTATACAGGACGGCCCTGGCCTCTGATTGATGGCGTCGGGCAGATTTACGGCATGTATGTCCTGACCGAAACGAATACGACCCGCTCCGAGTTTGATCGCTACGGTAAGGCGAAAAAGATAGAATTTTCACTGACTCTTGAACGCTGTGATGAGGATTTGCGGGAGCGCCTGCAATCCTCATCGTTCAGCGATATGTTGTCCGGCTTCAAAGATAAGGTGACATCATCCCTTAATAGCGCGACCAGCTCAGTTAAGGGGCTGCTCTGATTTAACGTATGTCGCCAATTTCCTGATGAAGGTGACTGGCGACTTGCTGTTGTATGTCCTTCTCAGAAAATTGTTTTTGAATAACAAACAACAGGATTTTATAATCTCTTAACCTTATAATATGTGTGGTCTGAAATAATAATTAAGGAGATTATCGTGCTGTCTTACTTAATGGCAATTCACTTTGTTTTATTTGGGGACTCTACTAATTTAAAAAACTTCTGGAAATATGAAGTAATTCGGCGGAAACGTATGGATATCTGGAGGCTTTTAAGAGAGAAAAAACAGCGTAACCGGAATTTCCTTTTCTGGTGGCGGTTGGCTAACGAAATGTATATTAATGGTAATAAATTACATAAGAAAGCAGCCAAAAAGTTAAACAGTAAAATAATTAACAAATTTGGTTGTGAAATTGGATTGGGCGCAAATATTGGAAAAGGGTTAACAATTCCCCATCATGCTGGAATTGTTGTTCATTTTGCTGTTGATGCTGGTGAAAATCTGGTGTTACGACAGAATACTACCATTGGACAGATAGATGGTGACATGCCTGGTTCAAGAGTAAAAATTGGTAGTAACGTTGATATCGGAGCTAATTGTTGCATCATTGGATTATCACGTAAAATTGGGGATAATGTAAAAATAGGTGCAATGTCTTTTATAAATAAAGATATACCATCGAACTGCACATATATAACTAAAAAGAGCGGTGTTGTATTGTATAAATAGAGTACATAAAGCCATCTATATTTCAATCGATGGCTTTTTCTCTTTATTGTGGGGCGACTGGCCACTCAACATCCGCTGCTACCGCTGTATTAACACGATTCAACAATACCCGGTATGTCTTCCATGCAGCCAGTAACGATGCCTCTTCCTCCGTTGCAATATCCAAATCTACGGCATCCTGAAGTGGCGCAATATGCTCGCTGGCTACCTGCATCAGGCTGTTTTTTGTTTCTTCCGCCTCCCTTATCCGAAACAGTTTTTCTGCTTCTGCATCTTTCACCCAGGATGTGCCGTTCCACTTCTGATACTCTCCATACGGCGACAACCAGGTAACATTTTCCGGTAATGGACCGAGTTCAGAAATAAATAACGAGTCCCCTGATGCCACGTCATAAACCGTTTTACCCCGATGGTCTTCAACGAGATGCCACGATGCCTCATCACTGTTGAAAACGGCCACGAAGCCAGCCGGAATATCTGGCGGGGCAATATCGGTACTGTTTGCAGGCAGACCTGTATGAGGTGGAATGTATGCATCACCTTCACCAATAAACTCATTGGTTCCGGTCAGTAGATTATAAATTTTTATGGTCCGTGATTGTTCACTCATTCTGAATGTCATTATGCAAGCCTCACAATATAGTTAAATGCGATGTTTTTTACGGTGTTTTCTGCGTTCCCCGTAGCATTAACGGTGATGGTGTGTCCGTGGGGACCAATAATGACAGAATGGGCATGAGCACCAATGCCGATAGTGTGGTTATGGGCACCGATATATACATTGTGAGCATGCCCTCCTGCGCTCGACGTGGTACCAGTACCTAACGCAGCGTTATAACCGGCTGATACACCATTCCCCGCGCCAGTGTGACCAACAGGTATATTGTGTGAATGAGCTCCTGCGCTATTTGTGGTTTTTGTGCCGTAATCAAATGAACTGGTCGTTTTAGTACCGTAATCAAACGACGATGTGGTTTTCGTCCCCAAATCAGTACTGGATGCGCTGGCGCTGTGGGTGTGCGATTTAATGCCGTCCTGTTCCTGAGACAATAC